ACATTCCTGAATATGATGGCAAGTACAATCCTTACAAAGAACAAGAATTGAGAATCAAAATGAAAAAATTAGCATTGGATGCTATGAAACTCAAGTATGATCTAATTGATGAAGATGAATTAAATGTGAACATTCAAGATGAAAGACCATTGACAAGTTGGGATTCAATTGAGCAGAGCAGGCAAAAATACCTCAAGGAAAAAGAGAAAGAAAAAGCAAAAGCAAAGTGAGTACTTCAAATTTGGACAATGGGGTAGAACCAGTTTAGATTTTATCTTCACATCGGATGCCTGGATAAACATTGCATATGGTAGTGTGAGAAGTGGTAAAACAATTGCTTGCAATCAACGTTTCCTGGAATTCGTGAGGAAATCAGAATCAGATGAATTTTTGATTAGTGGAAAAACAACTCAATCACTTAGAAGAAACGTTATCAAACCACTAACAAAAATGATGAACACTGATGGAATAAAACATGAATACCACAGATACGATGGGGAACTGGAAATAGAAGACAAAGTCTGTTATGTAATGGGTTTCAACGATGAAAAAGCTGTTGATGTTATTGCAGGTATGAGTGTTGGTGGATGGTATGCTGATGAGATAGCAAGATGTCCACAATCTGCAGTAGAGATGGCAATAAGTAGGTGTTCCGATATTGGAGCGCAAATGTTTTGGAACACAAACCCTGACAGTCCTTATCATTATATTTTTACGAATTACATTAACAATAAAGAATTACTTGAAGCAGGAACAGTTAAAACCTGGAAGTTTCTCCTTGATGATAACCCAAACCTAGACCCAAGATATGTAACAGAACTCAAAAGAGTAAATCAGAAATCCGAAGTGTTTTACAAAAGGAACATATTAGGTGAATGGGTTATTGCTGAAGGTGCAATCTATGATATGTTTTCAGTTGAAAAAAATGTATTTGACAAACTACCATTCACTATACTAACAAAAGACATTAACATCTGCTGTGACTATGGTGTTTCAACTGTTACCACATTTGGAGTAATGGGGATTCATAAAGATGAATCAGTAGGAAACTCTTATGCTTTACTTGAAGAAACCTATTATGACAAAGAGGAAATAGGTGTAGCTCAATCAGATTCAGAGAGAGTGGAGGATATTTTGAGATTGCAAAACAAGTACAATCTTGATCATAACAATACAATCTACTTGCCTCACGATGCAGCGTCACTTAAAGCTGAATGTCAAACGGATTCAAGAATCAAGATGCAAGTTGAAACCTACGCTCCTAATACTTATGAAGACATTCAAGTCATTCAAAACTTATTTGCTACAGGAAGATTTCTGATTCATAAAGATTGTACTAATAGCATTAGTCAAGCTCAAACTTATAGTTGGGATAAAAAGGCCCAACAGAGAGGAGAGGACAAACCTTTGAAAATAAATGACCACACATGCGATATGTGGAGAGGAGGAATTTTAGGTCCTCGTATGATTAAATCTACACCAAAAGTAGGAGTAGTATACTTATGAGTATTTTTAGTAACATTAGACAAAAAATAACAGATGCCTTGCCAGGAATTAGAAGGCCTCAAGACCATAGTTTGTATAATACATTCTTGGGGAGTTATGCTTGGGCGCAACGTAGGAGTGATAAACCTGCAGGTGACTTTGAGGTTTATTACCAGGCATTGAATAATGTATATGTTCATCGTTGTATCCAGGTTGAAATTGACAGTCTTCTTGCTACTGGTTTTCAGATTAATAATTTGAATGAAAGTGAGATTAATATTGCTCGGACTAATTACCTTTATAATTTGTTTAACAATCCTCAAGGTCATAAATCTGAAGTTACTTATCCGATGTTCCATTCACAATATATCCGTTCATTTGAGGGAACTGGTGATGCTTTCATTGAGATTAACTATGAGGAGATATTTCAGCAGGATGTTCCTACTGGTTTAACATATGTTCCAAGTGAACTTTTGAAATGGTATCCTGACACTGAGCAATGGGGATACCGACAGATGGATATCAGGTATGAACCTGATGAATTGATTCACATACATGAACCGAACATACAACTCAAAGGTAGTAAATGGGGAATGTGTAAGATTGACAAGATAGCATTGGCAATTGCAATCATGTTCACAGGAATGAGATACAACAAGAACATCTTGGATAATGATGGAGTAGATCCAAAAGCAATAATCAGTTTCGATAAGGATATGGATGACCAATCATTCATCAATGAAATCAACAGACTAGAAGCTCTGAAAAATAGTGGTAAAAAAGGTGGAACATTAGCATTGAAAGGTGGAGTGTTCACATCACCATCAGTGAATATTCGTGATATGGATTGGGAGAAACTCCTCACATTTTCACGTGACATGATTATTACCTGCTACGGAAGTCAACCCTCAATGGTCGGAGTAATTGAAACCGCAAACCTCGGAACAGGCAGCGGTGAATCTCAAAAGAAAAACTTCAAAGACACACTTCAAGGCAGAGCAAAATTCATTGAGGGAGCATACAACAAAGCATTAGGGCATAATGGTTTCCAAGAACTGTTCCAATTCAATGACCTGGACATTGAGGACAAACTGAACCGTGCGCAAATTGAAGACATCAGATTAAAAAATGGTTCACTATCAATAAATGAAGTTAGATCCAGTTATGGTGAACAACCTGTAGCATGGGGAAATGTCCCTATGAATTATCAAAATTATGCAGTCGCTCCAAATGTCTTGAACCCAACAAATATAGAACCGTTGGGAAATAATGACTTGGAAAAATCATTAAAGACTGTTCAAAAATATAAATCTCATTTATATTCTTCCAATTTAATTAACTACAAAGGAGTTTAGATATTTATGGATTGGATTACTATTCCATTCTGTAAATCATTAACTCCTGAAGAAACTGCATACTTGAAATCTATATGTGATGGTTTTGACAGGCAGCTTGAAGTAGTTGCAGAATACATTGGAAGTGAAGAATTTGCTGAACTGCAAGGAATGAATCAAATGCAAATTGATGCATTCTTCCGCAACAGTGGAATTCGACAAAAACTAGATGAACTAATAGAATACAATGCAAGTGACAGTGAAGATTTCATCAGACAATTCTACAAAATAGGTAGCAAATTAGGTTATGATGAAATTGGAGGATTATTGGCTTATACTCAGGCCGATAGGATAGCATTGTATAATCTCACTACATATAATTTTAACCTTGTTACGAACGTGAATACTGAACTCCGTGAGGGTATCCGTGAGGTGATCTTCAATGCCGTTGCTGCAGGAGATGGTTATCAAGTAACCATGAGAAACCTCATGGAACTACCTCTCACACCAATCAACAACAACATCAGTGTTCGGACACGTGCAGAGATGATTGCCAGGACCGAACACGCAAGAGCAATCAACACAGGTACGTTACAAGCTTATAGTAATTATGGGATTAATGAAGTTGAAGTCATAACTGTTGGAGATAGTCTTGTTTGTGATGATTGTCAAGCTGCTGAAGATGACAATCCACATAGCATTCAGGAAGCTCAATCATTGTTACCTATGCACCCTAATTGCAGGTGCAGTTATGGTGCTGTGGTTGAATCTGCTGATGATTTGCAATTAGTAGAGAATCCAATTGTCATTGACTTAACTGATTAAAAAAAAGTATAGGAGATGATCATATGGCATCATTAATATTTTTATTGAAACAAATGTTGCCTTTGAAATATGAAACCACAGTTAGAGTAACTCAGAATGGTGGAACATTCATTAAATTAAGGACAACTTGGAGAATGTGGTTTTTCAAACAATTCCACATTAAAACACATGAAATTGAATAACACTCATTTCGCTACTTTATGAGACTTGACCTGGAATGTCATTAAACTTATCCTAATAGCTTTTTATCAAAAAAGTGCCTATTCGATTCTGTGCAATTTTTTGAACTATCAAAAACGTAGACCCTCCTTTTCGTTAAGTATCTAAATTTGTTATAAGTTGGGGAAAGATTTTCTTGATTTGATTAATGATTTTTTTTAGTTTTTTTTAGGAGACTCTTTTTTATAATTTTTTCCCTCAAAAAAGTTTCTTTTTTCAGACTATCAAAAGTTATCTTTGAATTCTACACCTCGTTTACTTTTTATTCATTATTTTCACCGAAATAATGATTTTTCCTTGACTTATAATTCTTTTAGATATTTTGGGGACTAAATGAGTCACAGATGAGATGAGTTAGATTGGAGACCAGAAAAAAATGATGAAAGAACAATTTAAGGTTTTTTCTCCACTGACTGACAAAAGTGTTTCTGATTTCATCACAAAAAGTGATGAAGGTTCTGACAGGATTCTTCTTGAAGGAATTGCTTCAACAACATCAAGAGACCTACATGATGAAATCGTTTCAAGTTCAGCTATTGAATCAATGGCAGAACAAGCAAACGTATTGAACATTCATGGAGATCACTGGTACAACCTGGAAGATGTTGTAGGTGCAATCAAGGAATCCACCTTTGAAGACAAGCAACTGAAAATCAAATTCCTTGTCACAAAAAAACACACTCCATACATTAAAGACCTATTAGAAACTGGTGTCCGTTTAGGTTTGAGTATTGGAGGATATGTCACCAGTTATGATGAGAAAAACCGCATTATAAATGCAATTGAACTACGTGAAATTAGTCTTACAGCAATGCCTGCTAACTGGGACACATTTGGAACAGTTACAAATGCAAGCAAAAACTTGGTTGAATCCAATTGTCTTGCAGGTGCATGCTATGAAATTGTTAAAAACCTGGATAATAAGGTGAAAACTATGACAACTAAAGAAATTAAAACCAAAGAAGAATCTTCTGATGAAGGTTTATCCAAAGATGATGTCATCGTTTTAATTAATGAATACATGGCTGAAAAAGAAGAAACCATTGCACAGGAAATAACTGAAAAAGTTGAATCTCAGTTAGAAGCAATAGTGGACTCTAAGCTTGAAGAATTAAAAGATGATGAATCCTCTCAAGAAGATGGAGAAGATGAAGAGGTAGATGAAACCAAAGCAACTACCGATGAAGAAGATGAAACTGTTGATGAAACAGCAGAAGAAGAGGAAGAAGAGGAAGAAGACAAAAGCAAATCCTTCTCTCCTGATATGATTTCTGAAGCAATCAACAAAGGCATTGCAGATGCCCTAGGTGACAACTTTGCAGAGAAAGTTGCAGAAAAAATGTTTGGAAAAGTAGATCAGAACAGGTCCACCAAAGGATCCAAGTACGAACAATTCATGAAAACCAAACAAGAAGAAAGTGAAGATTCAACTGAAGAACCAGTCGAAAAGACAACTTACTCTACAAAAGAAGCTGCTGAAATGTTACTTGCTAAACAAAGAAAAAGCAACCCTATTATGGCAGCAGCAATGAAAAACCTTAAATAAATTTTATTTAAACAAAAAAAAACTTTTTAAAAAAATGGAGCTAGATAATATGGCCGAGAATATGACTATGGAAGAAATAGTATCTAAAGTTGCAGCAAATACTGCTGAATTAGATGAATTGAAAAAAACTTTCCAACAAGTTTCTGATTACCCTGACTCAATGCAAATCGAGTACTCAGGTGTGTTGAAAACAAAGACTTTTGAAAAAGCACCTTTCCTCAGATTCCTTGAATCTAAAGGACAAGTATTCGATGGTAAAGCTGCATTAGCAGGTTACTTTGCAGAAACTCCTGGTAACAATGATGTTGCATTCATTGATGAACTTGATGACATTCCTGCAGCAAACGCAGAATCCATCAGTGAAGTAAAAGACAAAATGAAAACTATTGTCGCACCTATCGAAGTATCCATGATGGCTGAAATGGGTAACTGGAATTTGGACTTACTCCAAAGACAAACCGACAAAAGGTTCATTGAAGTCAACAACAAAACCGACACCGCTTTATTAGAAGGTCTTGGAACTGCTGCTGCAAAAGACTTCAAAGGATTAAACAAATCCATTACCACACACAAAGAAGACTTAAATGGAGATGCAATTACCGAAGGTGTAATTGATGACATGCTTGAAGCAATTGTCAACGATGGTGGTAACCCTGATTGTATCGTATGTTCCTATGGTGTTGCTAAACAATTAAAAGCAATTGTTGCACCATACAGAAGATACAATGACAAAATCGACATCGGTTTAGGTCACAGAGTCACTTCCTACGAATCCATGTACGGAACTGACATCCCAATCTTAGTAGATGGTAACTGGAATGTATCCACTAACAATGATAAATTAGCAATTGTTGATTCTTCAACTATTGAAGTAAGAAGATTAATGCCACCTACATTAATCACTGATTTACCAGTTAACAAACTTGCTTACAAAAATGTTATCGCTACTTTCTTAACTTGCCTT